CAGATCCTCGATCACTTCTCGCCGGTGCTGAGCCGGAAGCTGCATGAACGGGATGAAGGACGAGGATCCGAGAACCACGATCTGATGGAAGGACTTGTGGTTGAGCTTGAGTATATTCTGCTCCAGAACCTTCTGGTAGTCCATCGCATGCGATTCCTGGTTCACCATCTTCCCATTCTGCCAGATCTCAAAGATGCTGGGTTTGATTCCACGTCGAACTAGAAACTCTGTTTTTCCTACAGTAAACGCAACCTCGACTTCACAGTTCTTTCCATTGATCGAGTTCACGAGCTGTGGCTTGTTGATGTCTCGATGTGGCTTTCCGAAGAGAGCGAACGAGAGAGCATCAAGCATCGTGGACTTACCTGCCCCGTTTGGTCCGACCACTAGAGTGGACGAACGGTTGTCCAGGTTTATCTCGGTAAAGTCATCCCCCGTGGAGAGGAAGTTCTTCCACTTAATATGACGAAATGTAATTGCCATGCCTTAAACGGCCTCAAGATTTTGTGCCTCTGCGTACAGTTCGCGAAGCTTGATTTTAATCGTGTCCTTGTTCAGTTCAGTTTCAACTGCATCAACATATGTATCCATCAGCGTGGCGGTATCGGTGATGGCATCAACAGCATCAGAGGAAATACGGTCTCCGCTGAATTCGTCATAGCTCTCGGCAATCTTCAATTCGAACGGATCCTGTTTCTGCAGGCGATCGATAAAGCGGTCGAACTTGAAGAAGTCAGTCTTGTTCGCCACGACGACCTTCACGAACTTACCCTTGGCATCGGTTACGTCGATGGTGTCCGGGTCGAGTCGTGCATCGTTGTAGATGAACTTGCAGTAGATCTCGTGAGGATTGCGGATCTCGTGAAGCTCCCGTGTGGCCGTATCGAACACGTGGAAATACTTCCAGTCGCCCTCGTCTGCCCAGGTCATCTCGAACTGAGTTCCTAAATAGTGGATGTTGCCCTTCTTCGACTTGGTATGGAAGTGTCCTGACCAGACCTGCTCAAAGCGAGAGAACAGCGCAGGATCCATTCCGCCGTGAGACTGAACACCCTTCATCATATCGAAACCATTCAGTTCGAGGTGACCGCCGAGGATCGAGGCATTGCACGTCTCCACGAACTTCATCGACTCTGCATGGTTCTCTGGATTGATCCATGGGAGAAGAGCCACATTGCAGCCGTCATAGTTCATGACCTTTGGCTGCATCACGATGTTGACGTTCTCCAGGAAGTATCCCAGAAGTTCTTTCAACGAGCAGAGCTCATTCGTATTCTTGTAGACCACGTCATGGTTACCAGGAATGATGTCCATCGTCATCCCCAGTTCACACATTGGTTCCAGGAACGTCTTGCGGTTATGGTTCAGCGCCTTGAAGTTGATGAACTTCCGATGATCGTAATAGTCCCCCAGGTGAAGGATCTGCTTGATCCCATGCTTCTCGCAGTACGGGAAGAATACTTCGCCATAAAACTTGGCGAAGTAGTCCAAGAAAACGTCGGAGGAATTACGAACTCCGCAGTGTGTGTCGTTGAGAACTGCAATCAGCATATCATGTCAAGCTGAGACTTTGACTTGTGTTTCTTCTTGAACTCTTTGATCTTCTTGTCCACTTCGTTCTTCCGATCGATACGCTTCTTGAGGACGTTGATGAAGCCAGCATCTTGAATGATTGCTCCGCCAAATTCATCCTCGGTGTTAGACATGAAATCCTCAAGACCGGCGTGCTCGATGAACTTAAACTTAATGTCCTGCTGCTTCTTCTCCTTCATGATACGGCGAATGAAGGCATAGTAGCAGATCTGCGTGAAGTACGCAAAGGCATTCGGGTACCCGGTGCGAGTCGTGGCAGCAATGTTGTAATTCATGATGGCCTTGATGCAATTCTCCACAGCATCCATGACCATCTCTTCACGATAGGTGTAACGAATGAAATTAGGCTTGTGAGAAAGACCCTCGGCGATCTTGAGAAAGCAACGGCCGATGTACTCTGTGATCCGTGGAACTTCCTTTGAGTCCTTCTCGGCAGCCCTTACGGACTGCACATACTCGAGAACAGCCTGTGAGAATTCACGGTTGTTCACATAGTGTTCGCCTTCCCGTTTTGATTTCTTCACGGGAGGTTTGATTAGTGTGTCAGTTTCAGTTGTCATTCGTCATGATATTTCCATCCTCACCATAACACTAACTAACCTGCACCAATTGTAAAATAGAAAGCTTTGGCCAACTATCTATTTTACACCGACCTCGATATCCGGTATTTTGTAACTGCCTTGGACAGAGGGGGCAGTATATCAGTTGTTCCGGTAGTCTAGGCCATCCTGGCCAAAGTTCAGGTTATCCCAGAATGATTTAGGTTGTTTCTTCTCAGCTGGTGCAGGTGACTCGCCTGATTTGAGATCACGGATCCCTATCAATTCACCATAATGCGTAGTGAGATTTTCATCTGGCAGTGCAGCAGAGATGATATGGTCCTTGCGAATCATGTGCACACGAGTAGCAGAACCTAAGAACCAATCTGAGTAAAACGTTGAGGCCTTGATGCCATCAGCACTCTTTTCGGTGATCACATTGATGATGTACGGATCTTTGATGAGAAGATTCTTGTCAGTATCCGAAACAACCTGGCAGATCACCGTTTCTCCGGAGACCAGTTTAAGAACTACTCCGATGTCGTCGAATGTCATTGAATTGGTACCTCGTGGATCTTAAATGTGAATTTCTCTGAGCCGTACAGTTTGATTCTCTCGGCAGCGTGGTTCAGCGTGTAATTTCTATGTTTCTTCCAGTGAAGATCATCAGCGATGTCAAACACCTTTGTGGGTCTTCCATCATCTGATTTTCTGAGGCCTCTGCCGATTGACTGAAGTATTCTTATTTGAGATTTGGATGGTGACGCGAAGATGATGTTGTGCAGGTTTCTGATATTTATACCGGTGGAAAACGTACCCATGGATGCCACAATGATCGCATCCTTCTCCTTCTCAGTGATGGCACGGATTCTTTCACGCTCATCGGTTTCAACGTCACCAGAAACGAAGAACAGTTGACGAGTCCTACGAGGGAGTTCGTTGAGCTTCTCGTCGATCATCTGGTACAACGGTTTGCCATGTTTCTCCACGTAGTTGTACAGGATCAGGGTATTTCCATCCTGAGCCATAGCGAGATTTCGAATGAACTTATTTCTTCCCTGGTGACCTATGATAAAGTCGATCTCCTGCTGGTAATCGTATTTCTTTGTGTCCTGACAAACCAGATCGGAATACTTCATGAGCAGAACATCGATCGAGAGTTGTGCCAGAGCATTCGAATCCATCAGCTCCTTCGTGGTCGTGACACGGTGAACTGGGCCAAACAATCCCTCGAGAACTAATTTATGAGTCTGTGTGCCATCCAAGGTTCCGGTCGTACCGATACGGTACTTGGCATCCCGTAACTTTTCCATGATGGAACTCAACGATTTTGCCTTGAACGTGTGTGCCTCGTCTCCCACGACCATTCCGTATGGTTCGAACCACCGAGCATCCATCTTGTAGATGGACTGCCAGGTCGTAATGACCACACGAGAGTTGATATCCATCTTTTCTTTGCCGGAGTAGATTCGATGGCACTCCGTCTCATTGTCCCAGCTCTCGTCCAGAGTTGAATAGTCCTTGAAGTCGGTGAACATCTGTTCGACCAGGGACGTTGTCGGGACGATGAGCAAAACCTTTTTAGATGGATTCTCCTCCAGGAAATACCGGATCAGGCAGTAGATGATGAGCGATTTACCGGATGCTGTAGGACTGAGCAGAAGAGAACGGTAATGAACCAGCGCGTGATGAATCGCCTCGAGCTGGTAGTCTCGGGGCTCGATCGCTTTTCCGTTAGCATAAAGCTGTAAGGTATCCGTAAAGGTCTTGACAGCATCCAGATCTAGATACGCCTGGGCATCGGCTCTTCCGTAGTAATCAGAATCGACGTGCTCGAGCGTGCAACCACGAACCTCTGCAAATTCATCGAGGTATGGTATCAGGCCCCCGTACAGCGTCTTGGCTCGAGAATCGAACAAACGGATCTTGCCATCCCAGAACTTGTTCTTGTAGGCCGGCATGAACTTTGCCCCTGGGACCATAAATGTAAAAAAATCTGTTAATTCATATGCAGTAGATGGTTCGCATTCGATGGTTACAAACACTTCATTCTTCTTTTTAACTTTGAGAATTTCAGACATGTTTGGTGGCTTTTCCAGATTTTACCCATGATGATATTGTTGAAGGAGCCACGCCCAATAATTTAGCGGCTTCTCTTCCAGACGAATACGTGACACCATCTATCGTGACGCTTTTAGATATGGCTTTAGCTTTTTTCTGCTTGTGTTCTTTAGATTGCTTGGTTCCCAATACTGCTAGTCTAGCAGCTTCAGTCGCCCCGGTTTTAACAAAGTTTATTCCCTTGCGTTTTAGCGTCTCGCTTATTTTTTTCTTACGTTCTTCTGTCACAGGTCTTCCCGCTCCACTTCCGCCGTAGGAATAATTATATCCGTGCCCGTCATAGGCATGGGAATTTTGCTGCCTGATATGGAATTCTTCCAGAACACGAAGTGTATACTCCTGATCATTGCTCTCTTCTAGGATTTGCCAATCGAAGGCATCCTTGCCGTATTTTGCAATTGCTCTGTGGAAGTGCCACTGCGGATCACGCTCGGCTTCCCACAGATGCTGGTTTTTTCTACGTTCAAAATTATCAGTGTAGCCAACATATTTCTTTCCGTTAATCCGATTGGTTGCGCAGTAAATGAAGAAGGGCATAAGTGTATTTATACCCAGGATGTTTTACCTCAGACACCGCTCGTGAACTTTTTCCATTCGATCATATTTTTTATATGGCTATGCCGCCACTTCACGGAGTCTAGGATCTCCTGAAGAGTTTCGACCAAAGTCTTGAGGTAAATGATCTGAGCCTCTGACTTCTGCAGTTCAGGATCAGAATTGAAGTAGTAGTCCATGTCGGACTTCATGATCTTCAGGCCATTGAATGGATCGTACGGCCAACCATACTTGTCGATGGTCTCCTTGTCTAGCTTGCCGTTGAAGTGAAGCCACTTGTCTCGCAGCAGAGTCTTCTGGTCAAGCTCAAACTTCTTCAATCTGAGCTTAGCGGTTGACAGGAGCTCCAGATATTTCGCATGCAGTCGGGCGGTTTGTTTTGACGCCTCATCGAGGTTTAGGTCATCGATGACGGAATCTTTTTTCCACATCTCGTGGATCTCTTCAATGTTGATCATAATATAATGGACTGTAAGTATCTATCTTACTTCAGAAAGTAGAAATGGGAATACTGAAATGAGGCATCAGCGATGACATACTCCACGTCAGTGTTCTGCGTATGGAAGTCGATTGCTCCGATCGAGACTGGAAATGCCTCAACAAATCGAACCTGGCGTATCACATTGTTGCTGCTGGTCAGAATGTGCAGAGTGATATCGTACGCGTTGATTGTGCCGGTGTTCGCGTTATCCACCATCCAGTTAAACAGCTCGATGTAATTATCCATGTTCTCCGTGACCATGTATCGGATATCTAGTGGTGCATAGATCACCTTTTCTCCGGGATATGAGTTCTGTTTATTACGAAATGGGGAATTTGCCTCGGTGGCAGAAACAGAAGGCAGAGGCGAGGAAATGCAGAAGTACTCGGTATTTGAAAACTTGGTCGAGTCGATCGTCAGCTTGAACCCGTTCGGGGACAGCAGGTTTTTATTCAGCGTGAGATTGTTCATGCCATTATTTATCGTCACAAAAAGAGGGCCCCCTTTCGAGGGCCCTCAATTAGTGTATCAGTTACTTCGGCTGACGTATTAGACGTCGAGCAGGTCAGTGACCTTGAAGATACGGAAGTAACGGTTGGCGCGGTTGGTTCCGAGACCGTTGTCGGTCTGGGTTCCAGCGACTGTGGCCTCAGCAAACGGATTGGCGACCATGCCGTAGCGGGTCTTGAATCCGATGCGTGGCTGGAAGTCGGACTGACCGACTGCGCGGACCATCGTGAGTGGCACGTATGGGGCGTAGAAGAGTCCAGCGTCGTATGGGTTCGTTCCACGATATCCAACCGTGACATAGTCATCGGTAGCATATGGATCGATGTAAACCTTGGTGCGACCATTGAGAACACCAGCGAAGGTGTTGCCAGTGTCGTCAACCTCGAGGTTCGTGCTCAGGGCAGGAGCATAATCCAGCACGCCGGCAGCGGCGAGGGCTGTTGCAACGTCGGATGAGCAGAGGATGAAGTTACCCTTACCACGGCGTGTTGCCTTGGCGATCTGGTTGGCTTCGCGCTCGATCTGAACGAGGAGACCCTTGAACTTTTCAACGTTCCAACGACCATCAGCATCGGTCTTCAGCGAGAAGGTACCGGCGGCTGTGATATTGGAGCTCTGGGCGCCAAGGATGGCCTTGACGTTGATCGTGCGGATAACTTCGCGATTGATTTCAGCGAGGATTTCAGCCGAGAGGATGTTGGCGAGCTCGGACTCAGCATCGAGACCGTGAACGGCCTTGAGGTCCTGAGCGAGTTCCATTGTGTATTCGGC